GCCGCCGGCACTCGAGACAGCCACCAAAAGGCGACGCAAATGAACGAATGGACACGGCTGGTCAGAACGGTTGCGCCGGCAGGACCGGCCGTGACCCTCGCAGAGGCCAAGCGCCATCTGCGCGTATCTCACGACGATGACGACGTTGACATCACGTCTATGATTGCAGCCGCGGAAGCATCGATCGAAGGGCCGAACGGCATTGGCATTGCGCTGCTTTCGCAGACGTGGCGGCTGTCGCTCGACCATTTCCCCTGCGAGATCATCGTCCCTCTTGGTCCAGTGACCGGCGTCACGTCAGTGACGTACCGCGACGGTGCTGGACTCGAACAGCAGGTATCGGGTTTGCGCTACGACCTGGACCAGCAGCCGCTGCGGATTTGGCCGGCCCGCGATACCGCTTGGCCTACTATCACGTGCGCACCGGGAGCGGTGAAGGTCACATTTGAATGCGGCCATGAAACCTTGCCGCAGGATCTTCGATGGGCGCTGCTGCTGCTCGTTGGCCACTTCTACGAAAACCGCGAGGCGGTAGCGGACGGCGCCTTGGCTGAGTTGCCGCTGGGCGTCGCATCAATTCTTGAACGATACAGAGGCGGCCGGGTGGCCTGACTGAAAAGGACATTCTATGGCCGATTTGAGCATAAATTCCGCCCTCGTCGTTGGCGGCACGAATTCCACGCGCGACACCGGCACAGCGGGTGAGACGATTACCGCCGGGCAGTCGATTTACCTCGACGCAACCACGAACAAGTGGATGAAGTCGGACAACAACGGCACTGGCACACGCACCGTTCACGGCATTTCGCTGAACGGCGCGTCGCTGAACCAGCCGGTATCGATCCACAAGAGCGGCGACATCACGATCGGCGCAACACTGGTCGCGGGCACCGATTACTGGCTCAGCGGGACCGCAGGCGGAATCTGCCCCCGCGCAGACCTTGTGGCCGGAATGGACACGATCCAGATCGGCATTGCGAAGAGCACGACCGTGCTTTCGGTCGACATCCAAGACCCTGGCGTGACGCTCGCATAATGACTTGGGTCCGGTTCGATCAAAGCTTCAACTGGGTCCAGCCGGGTTTTACTGTCGCGTACAAAGCCGGAATGGCGCTCAACGTCACGAGGGCTTGCGCCGACGAGGCCATCAGCAAGGGCGCCGCAGTGAAGGTTGCGGCGCCTCGCAAGGAGAACACGGATGGCCAAGAAACCAAGCGCCGGCCGCATGGATCAAAGGCTGCACTTTCAGAAGCGTGAAGTCGTTGATGATTCTTACGGCAATGAAGTCGCTGGGCCGTTTGAGACAGTCTTTACGACGGCCGCCGAACTGATTCCGCTGCGAGGTGGTGAACCTGTGCAGGCGGCCAGGCTGGTTGGCGTGCAGCCCTACACGGTTCGAATTCGCAGTTGCGCTGCTGCGCGTGAGGTGACCCCCTCATGGCGCATTGTGGACGCTCGCAACGCGTCGCGCGTCATGAATATCAGGACCGTCACCAACCCAGACCAGAAAAATGCGTGGCTCGACCTGCTGGTTGATGATGGGGTGGCGACGTAATGGCGCTCAAGGCGAAGGTTTTGGGCCGCGAGGCTCTTGCGCGAAGGCTGAATGAGTTGGCGCCCGCTGTCGAGAAATACGCAGCCGAGGCGAAACTCGAGATTGCCAAGGAAGCGGCCACGCGGATTGCCGCTAAAGCGCCACGAGGTGCAACTGGCGACTACGCGGCCAGCATCCAAGGCGCCCGACTGGCGGACAACCCAGACAAGCGGCAGGTCGGCGTGACACAGACGAAAGACAAGGACGCTGCCGGCATCTTTGCCAAGTTCATTTGGCGTTTTTTGGAGTTCGGGACTGCTCCGCACAATGTCGCCCCCGGTGGCGGCAACATCAGTTTTAGCGGCGAAGCGCACATGCATCCCGGCACAGCGGCGCAACCGCACGTCTTTCATACATGGCGAGCCTATCGCAAGGCGGCGCGACGCAAGCTGTTGGCAGCCGTCAACAAGGGCGTGCGGGAAGCACAGGGTAGCCGCTGATGGCCAGTCCAGAATTGGAGCTCCAGGGCGCTATTGTTGCGCGCCTAAAGGCTGACGTCGGCCTGATGGCGCTGGTCAACGGCGTTTACGATCAACCACCCGATACGGCATTCGCCACACCGAAAGAATCGTATGTCACGATCGGCGAAGCGCAGTTTCTACGCGACGACGCAACATGCGTGAACGGCGGCGAAGTCTACCTGACGCTTCACGCATGGTCGCGGAAAGTTGGATACCCAGTAGCAAAGCAGATAGCCGACGCAGTCGCGGAAAGCCTGCATCTGGCGCCGCTCACGCTCGCAACTAATCGCCTGATCTCAATCATGCACCGTCAGACGCGGGTCTTCCGCGATACGGATGGGCTAACTAGTCACGCCGTCATCGACTTCGTGGCCAACGTCGAAAAGCCCTAGCGGCAAACACGCAGCACACTGCGCTGCGGCCAGCAATCATCACACCACCATCCCGGCCATGTGCCGGGTTTTTCATATGAAGGAACCTAACACATGGCAACTGGACAGCAGCTCGGCCGCTCTCTTTTGATCAAGATCGGCGATGGCAACACGCCGGAAGTCTTCAGCAATCTCTGCGGTCTGAAAACGCGCAGTTTCAATATGTCGGCGAACGAGGTCGACACTACCATCCCGAGCTGCACGAACCCTGGCGGCCCGGTGCAGAAAACCAGCCGCCCCGGCATTTCCAACCGCACGTTCAGCGGCTCCGGCGCATTCGTCGCTGGCGCAGCCATGAGCGCGTTCATGGGCTACGTCCGCGGCTCCACAGCTTTCAATGCGCAGGTCGTCGTTCCTGGCGACGGAACTTACGAAGGAAGCTGGATGGTCACGGACTTCGAATTCTCTGGCGATGTCGAGCCGAACATGGAGTTCAACGCAACCTTCGTTGCTGCCGACGAACTGACGTTCACGGCAGAGGTGTAACCCATGGCCAAAGAGGAGAAGGAATCGGTGAAGCCGTTTCTGCTTGAGGTAAATGGCGCCCGCGGCGAAGCTTCGCTCAAGATTGACGACGTCGAGCTCGTCATTGCTGCAACAATGTCTGGCCTGGCGGCGGTATCCACGCGGCTGGAGTGCAAGTCCTTCCAGGAGCTTTTCATGCGCCTCTCCGGCGTTGAAGCAGCTGCCGTTCTTGCCGGCATTGAGCTTCTGACAATCAAGGGCGATCGACTCGCCGCGATCAACAAGCTGAAGTTGAAGCACTTCAAGGACTGTGCTGCGGCGTTCAACACTGCTCTTGCGCACCATTTCGATGGTGGCGAGGGAAACGCCGAAGCCGTCGACGAGGCGGCGAACTAGAACAGGCCGAGCTGTTCCCGTGGCGTGAGTGGATGCGCATAGCGCTCGGTGGCCTTGGCTGGCGTCCCGTTGATTTTTGGGCCGCCACGCTAACCGAGTTCTTTGAAGCAATCCACGGGCGGAACGAGGCCAACGGCGTCGACGAGGGGCCGAAGCCGCCATCGAAGGGCGAAATGGATGCTCTGCTCGCGAAGTATGGTTAGGGCGCCGGTACGATCGGCGCCAGCTTTACGGCAGTTCCGCTGGCGGCCACGAAGAGAATGCCGGCGCCGCCCGTTGAAAGCTCATTGTAATCGAGGTCTACGGCGATGACGGCATCAGCGCCCAGCGCTGACGCCTCTCGCCTGAGCTCGTCCAGGCAAGCTGTGCGCGCCTCCTTGAGGGACTTTTGAGCAGAGTTTGACCTGCCGCCTACGAAGTCGCGCCAGTTATTCGCAATGTCCCGAAACACATTCATTCCCAGCGCGGCCTCTGCCGCAACGATTGAGACCACGCGCTCGATTGTCCGATTAGGAACGTCAATGGACGTCGTCAGGATGATGTTGTGGTTAGAGGTCGCGGTCGGCGAACGTGTCCCATTCGCTGTCGACTGTTTCTTACTCGAATAATTGAAGCACTCGTCGCAGACGCCAAGTTGCACTTGGTGATCTGGCTTCGCCGCTCCGCACTCTTTGCAATATGCCATCCCCACCCCCTAAGAGCCCGCTACCACGCGGGTTTTTCCATTCTCTAGGATATTCGCCTGATGGTTGAAAAGACAGATGATCTTGTAATTTCCATCAGCACCGACCTTGCCACGGTTAAAAGGAGCCTGAAGCGGCTCGAGGCAGACATTTCGTCGACCACTGGCAAGGTGGAAAAACAGTTCAATGCTCTCGGAAATGGCATAGACAAATCCATGTCGACGGCGCTGCAAAAGCGCATCGACGGCATGGTTGGGATCGGTACGCGCGGCGCCAAGGAGTGGAGCGGCGCGCTCGCCGATCAGGGCAAAGAGCTTGAACGTCTTCGCGCTCGCTACTCGCCGCTCTTTGCGACGATCAACAATTACAAGGCTGCGGTTGCCGATATTAAGCGCGCGCACTCGATCGGCGCCATCTCGGCAAACGAGATGACAGCCGCCATCCAGCGTGAGCGGCAAGCTGCGCTGGCGAGCACGGCTGCGATCAAAGGCAGGAATGCGGCCCTGGCAGCTACGCCGCGCTTTGGTCGCGCAGGCAATAACGGCTTCGAAACCGCAAACATTGCGGCCCAGTTTCAGGACATCGCCGTAACGTCGGCGATGGGTATGAATCCGCTGCAGATTGCCTTGCAGCAGGGCACGCAGTTGTCTTCAGTGCTCGGCACTATGGGCAACGGAAGGCAAGTCGTTGCAGGTTTGGCCGCGGCCTTTACGTCTCTCATCAGCCCTGTTTCGCTCGTCACCATCGGCCTTGTGGCTGGTGGTGCCGCGGCTATCCAGTATTTCAGTTCGCTGGAGCTTGGCGGGGCGAAATCAGAGGCAACTCTGAAAAAGGAAGCGGAGCTCGTCCAGGCCGTTGTCTCCAAGTGGGGTGAAGCACTACCGGCACTGAAGGCGTACAACGACGAGCGCCAGAGGGCAGCGGACGCAAAAGAGACGGCCGAGGCGCTGGACGTAGGCAGGAGCGGCCAGTGGGACGAGCTTCGCAAGCAACTCGGCGACGTCGATACGCAGATCGGCGATATCGTGTCGCGTATCTCGCAGATGGGCGAGGATGCCTCCGAAGTCATCAAGCTTCAGGCGACGTTCAGTGAGCTGACGAAGGGGATTGACGAAGGCAAGGCATCTGTCGACCTTGCAAAGCGGGCGCACAAAGAACTAGCTGAGATCGTCAAGAGCAACGCCAGCCCTGAGCTCCAAGCCTATCTGGAAATCTTCGAGAAGCTCATTCCAGTGATCGACGCCGCATCGCGCGGCGCACAGAAGTTCGACCGAGACGCTGCCATCGCGCTTACGTCGCGCCATCCGAGCCGCGGCACCTATGGCGGGGTTGAGCGCAGTGCTGATGGAGCGATACAGGGCGGTGGCTTTCGCCTGCCTGAGGGCGGCCCTGTGCCGGGGCGCCGACCGCTCATTGAACTGGAAGGTTTGCCTGGGGAGCAGAAGAAAGCCGAGACTGCCGCACAGCGTGCTGCGAACGCCTATCGCGACCTGGTCAAGAGCGCCGACGACCGTATCGCCCAGCTGCAACTCGAGACGGAACTGACGGGGGAATACGGCGTCCAGACCGACGCTGCCCGCTTCCGGCTCGATCTACTGCAACAGGCGGAAGACAAGGGTCGATCGCTCAGCGCCGAGCAGCGCGCCGAAATTGAGAGGAAAGTCGAGCTATACAGCAAGTACTCGCAAGCCTTGGCCCAGGCCAAGCTACAGCAGGACTTGCTGGACGACTCCGCCTTCGCCGGCCTTTCTAAGCAAGAGCAGGCGGTTAAGCTGCGGTTGCGGTCCTACGGACTTGATGAGGATCTTGGCGGCAATAATGCCGCGATGATCCGCAACAGGTTCCAGCAGGAGGAACTTTCCGACCTTACGCAGTCGTTCCTCTCCGAATTCAGCAGCGGCATTCTCACTGGCGGCAAAAGCATCGGTGAATCCTTCGCTGATGCAGTCAAGAACGCCGCAGCCAATGCCATGCAGAAGTCGCTGGACAGCCTCTTTGAGCAGATCGGCGGCGCGCTTGCCTCGGCCCTTCTCGGCGGCGGCGGCAAGAGCGGTGGCATCGCTGCCGTCGCTTCTTCCGCGGCCACAACGTTCGCGGCTCCTGTCGGGGCGGTGACGCGTTCGCCCCTGCCGGCGGTGGGCAATATCGGAATGTATGCCAAGGCCATCCAGGCAATTGAGAGCAGCGGCAACTACGGCGCACTTGGCCCAGTTACCCGCAATGGCGACCGAGCATACGGCGCCTATCAGGTCATGGGCAACAATATCGGCCCTTGGTCTGAAGCGGCTCTCGGAAGGCGACTGTCGGCAAGCGAGTTTCTCGGCGACAGGTCCGCACAGGATGCCATCTTCAATCACCGCTTCGGTGGATATGTCGACAAGTTCGGCGCATCTGGCGCCGCTCAGGCTTGGTTTGGCGGCCCCGGCTCTGTCGGTAAGGGCGGCATGGGCGCTGACATTCTGGGGACGACTGGCAACTCCTACGTCGCCAAGTTCAACACCCAGATAGCCAAGATGGGCGAAACCGCAGCCGGCGCAGTCAACGGCCTCGGTGGCTTCAATTCCGGCTTGGCAGCGATCACCCAGAACATGGGCGCCGCTGGCGGTCTTGGCGGCTCCTCGTGGCTGTCGCTGATCACAGGCGCTGGCTTTGGCGGCTCTGCACAGTTGGCGGCAAGTGGCGGCATAGGGTTGTTCGACAAGGGCGGCTTCACCGGTACGGGCGGCAAGTACACTCCTGCCGGCATCGTCCATAAGGGCGAGTACGTATTCGATGCCGCTGCGGTGAGCCGCATTGGCGTGCCGACGCTCGAACGCCTTCGCGGATACGCCAACGGCGGTTATGTCGGCGCACCGCGCGCACCTCGCCTGAACAGTCGCGGCATGGCCGCAAACAATAACGCACAGCCTGGCATTTTGCAGGTGCACGTCAGCGGCGCGAGCGGCGACGAGCACATTCGTACGCTGGTCAAGCAGGGCGTTGGCGAGGGGCTTAGCCAGTACAACGAGAACCAGCGCCGCGGCGGCTTCGGCACCATGCAAAGCAGGTACACTAGCCAGAAGGGTTGATCGATGGCGGTCTACACGAACCAGCCGACGCTGGAAGCCAACTTTCTGGCTCCGGTGAAGACTATCTATGACGTCACGGGATCTTCGATCGATGGTGGCCGTAACGGCGTAGGCGAGGGGCAGACAATCGAGATGAGCGGCGGCGGCATCGTCACCGCGACTTACGAAGACTGCAAAATCAAGAACCCCGAGCACTATGAATACGTCAACTGGCTTGGAGCCCGTCTAAACGGCGGGTTCCGCTTCATCAACGTGCCGATCATTACCGACTGGTTCGGGCCTTTCCCGACAGTCAACAAGCTGCCCGCGCCTATCGTCAGCGGCATAACGCACTCTGACGGCTCTTATTTCTCGGATGGCGCCGGTTACAGCCAGGCGACGGTCTATGGCGAGATCACCGAAGCGGCGGCACAGAACGCCGGCATCGTTAAAATGCGCGTGTATGGCCTCAACAGGCCGCTCCGCTGGTCCGACTGGTTTTCAATCTACCACACCACGAAAGGCTGGCGCGCCTACCGCTATTGGCAGGTGATCAGCAAGACTTCGGAAGAAAACCCCGTCTACACGCTGGCTCTCGCTCCGCCGTTGCGCGAGGCAGCCGCTGCGGGAACACGTGTCGAGTTCGCGCGGCCGCGGTTCGTCGCAAAGTTTAAGTCGGAATTCACGCTGCCAAGTGTGGTCGAGGCATTCTTCGTGACGCAGCAGTCGATACAGTTCGTTGAGGCGTTCTGATGAGCTGGGTTCCGGACAATGTCATTGGTGAGCTGCGCGGTAGCCATCAGCTCGGAATCTTCCTTCGCATCGGCACGACGCCATCACTGCATATGTGGTTCGGCATCAACGATATTCCGGCCAACTTCGACAGCATCGATCCGACGGGAACGGTCTACTTAGGAGGCGGCAAGCTTGTCGGCGTGCCGACGCTCGAGGTGCTGGTGAATGGCACGGCCGACAGCGTGGAGTTCACGCTTTCCGGTATCGATCCGACCTCAGCCGCCAGGATGATCGACAGCCTACCCGCCGTACGAGGTGCGACGGTTCAGATGGGCATCACGACGCTGGACCAATACTACCAGCCGATGAGCAACGTCATTCCGATTTGGACAGGCACGGCCTCGCATGTGTCGGAGTCGTCGCCAGCAACGCCTAGCGAGCAGTCCGTAACGCTGACGCTGTCTCTGGCCGTTGTTGCCGGCGAGGCGACCCGGTCTCGCGGCGCGCGCTCGGTCTGGTCATCTCCTCACCAGAAGGCGATCTCAGAAACCGACAAGTTCTGCGACGGCACCAGCCGACTTGCCAGGGGCGTTCAGCCGGTCTGGCCAAACTTCTAGGCCGTAGCGCCCGAGGTATTCATGACACTGCACGAATTTCTGGCCCTGCCGCACCGTTTTCGGTGGGGCGGGATGGGCGGCGACGACTGCACCACGTTCTGCGGCACATGGCTGCAGGAAAGGGTGGGAATCGACCCGGCAGAGAAATACCGCGGCACTTACAGCACAGCAAAGGGCGCTCACGACATTCTCGCGCGCGCCGGAGGCGTTGTTGCGTTTGCAGCGGCTGCATTGGAGCCGGTGGGCTTCAAGCGCGTCCAGTACCCGCAGGACGGTGATGTCGGCGTCGTCAAGGCGCCCACAGGACTGGACGGCGAAGCCAAGGAAATCTGCGCAATTAGTTTCGGGCCACTTTGGGCACTGCTGTCGCCCTCCGGCGTCGTTGCCAAGAAGCTAGACCACATTGCCGTATGGCGCGCACCTGATGGAGACACCAAAGAATGAGCCTCCATCACCGCATGATGCTGCAGCGCTACGGCCTCGGCAGCACGACATCGCTTTACAGCGAAGTCATGTTCGATCCGATCTTCACGCCGATCTTCACGGCGGTGCTCGGCTCCGGCGGATTCGCGATCGGCGCTACGACGATCAGTTACGCATCCATCGCTTCTGCAATCGCAACGACAGCCATATCGATCGGCCTCCAAGCCGCTCTTGCGCAGGCCCCGAAGCCCCCGAAGCCGGAAGACGGTAGGGCACCGCTCAATCAAGCGATCCCCTTCCGCGTCTATGCCGTCGGCCGCACTCGCGTTGCCGGCGCCCGCATGATGTGGGAGGCGATGGGCTCCAACCTCTATTCGGTGCAGGCCATTGCCGGTCATCGGATTAAGTCGTTCAACCGCTTCTACCTGAACGACGACGAGGTGACGGTTGTTGACAACGTCGTAACGCCACTGACGACGGGCGGCAGATACGGCGCGGGCTCCGCTAACGTCAGGCTATACACGCGCCTCGGCGCCAATCCTGAGACGCCATACACAGAACTTGTTTCGGCGCTGGGCGCGGACGGCATCTGGACCAGCAGCCATCGAGGAGACGGGCAGGCGTCGCTCGCCATGCGGGCACACAACGCCGACGCACAGGATCAGCAGACTGCCTTTCCCTACGGTGCTCCGTCTCCCTCAGTGGAGATCGACGGCGCCTACTGCTGGGATTTCCGCGACCCTGCGCAGGATCCGGCAGATCAGAGCACTTGGACGTGGACGCGCAATTCTGCGGTCATCTGCGCCTGGCATCTCTGCTTCAATGAATTTGGCTTCGGTCTCGATTACACGAAGGCGCTCCTTCCGGTTATAGACCTGTGGAAGGAAGAGGCCGACGTCTGCGACGAACTGGTCCCGCTGAAAGGCGGCGGCACAGAACGGCGCTATGAGTGCAACGGCTGGGACACGACAGAGAACGGCCCGAAGTCTGGGCTGAACGCGATTCTCTCGACCTGCGACGGTCACTTGGTCGCGCGCGGCGATGGAGCCCGCATCCTAACGGTCGGTAAGTTCCGCGAAAGCAGAACGGCAACGCTGACCGACGCCGACATCGTTGGCCATCAGGTCCAGTACGACGTGCTGTTCGAAGACGAGTGCAATCGGCTTGTGCCGAAGTTCACTTATCCGGCCACGAATTACACAAGCTGCGACACCGACTTTTTCGAGGACACAGCCGCGCAGCTAACTGCTGGCCGTGTGCTGACGCAGGAGGGCAGCTACGAATGGTGCCATCAGTGGCGGCAAGCAAGGCGGCTGGGCAAGCGAGACTGGCTGCGACTGCGGCAGAAGGTCAAGGGTAGCCTCGATGTTCGGCTCTCCGGCATCAATGCTGTCTATGCGCGGTGGGTTCGTTTGGAAACTCCGAACCGCCTACCGCGGCTAGATGGTAAGCTTCTGGAGAACCGTCGATCTGTGCTGGCCCTAACCAAGGGCGGATTTTCGATGGACTTCGTCGAACAGCCTGACGGCATCGACGACTGGAATCCGACGACAGAAGAAGGGCAGCAGCCTCCGGTTCCCCCGGCCGTGAACGCGTCGAACATTCCGACTCCCGTCATCAATCTTATTCAGGCGAGGGCGAGCAACAACTCTGTTTACATCCGCGTGGTTGTCATCGACCCGGCCGACGATAGCTTCATCCCGGTAGTCCGCTACCGCGTTGCCGATATCGGCGCCGGTACGGCAGGTGCTTGGATTGAGCAGGCTTTCCCCGGTGCCGACCCGTCTGGCGGATACATCAACCTGAACACCAACACAGTTCCCGTCGATCAGGAACTCGAGGTGCAGGTTGCTTTCAAGGCGTCCAACGGAAAGTACTCCAACTGGTCGGTCACGGAAGAGGTGACGTCGACCGCCGATCCGACTCCGCCGAGTGTGGTTACCTCGCCGAGCGCGACGGGCGGACTAGGCGCAGCGACGTTCAACTGGACCGCTCCGAATAGCAGCAATTACGCTGGCGCGAAGATCTACTGGAACACGGTCGATAGCTTCGGCACGGCCTCCTACGCGGGACCGCCAGAATATGGCGCGTCATCGAGTGCGGATTCGACATCTAGGTCGTTCGCTGCCGGCACCTATTACGGCTGGATAGTGTCGATCAACCATTCGGGCGTCGAGGGTGCAGCCGCTGCGACGGGCACATTCACCGTGACCTAGCGCTGACTGCCAGTCGTTCCGCGGCGGCAACGCCACACAACAGCATCAACTTTCAAGCCCTGGCTAGCGCCGGGGCTTATTCTTTTCAGGAGTCCTCAGTGGCATTCTCTCCGAACGCTGAAACAGTTTTTGCAGATGGGCCGTTCGGTTCTCCGCTGCAGCCGGCGAAGTCTGAAATCCGCGCACTGCTCACGCAGTACGAAAACATTATCGGCGCCTTCACGGCCAACGGCGGGCTTCTGTTCACACTCAAATCCAATATGGATGCGGTGTTGACCCACCCGCCAGCAACGATGGCGTGGGTGATTGGAGATCCCGTAGTCGGCAACAACGGCGTTTACCAGAAGCTCGGCGCTTCGGGTACAGGCTCTTGGGTGCGGCGAGCCGACCTCCCGTACAGCTTTATCATCGCCTCTGATGCGGGCGCTGGCACGCCAAATGCCATCCAGGCAACCACGAGTATTCCGATAAGCGGGTCTGCGCTCATCTGGATGAATGTCGTTGAGGCCAACACGGCGTCGCCCGTAACGGTCAGCTTCAATGGCGATGCGCCGTTGCTGATCCAGACGAACATCGGCAACAACGTCGTTGCCGGCGGCCTTGCCGCGGGCATGATAGTGCTCGGCATCGTTTCGGGATCAACGTTCCGGCTGGTGAGTGACCAGGCAAGTGCCGCAATTGTGGCTGCTGCCGAGGCCGCTGCAGATCGCGCGGAGGCTGCGGCGGTGGGGCTGGAGCGCATGCCGGTTCTCCCCGAGACGTACGGCGCGCTCCATAACGGCTTCGACGACAAGAACGCGATCGAAGATGCTGCTGCGTTCGCGGTCGCCAACGATCGACCGCTGCAATTCTCGGTCGGACGCACCTACACCTTCTCCAGTCTAGTCCTGCCCAACGATCTGCAAATCGTTGGCGAAGGCGTCCTGAGGCATGACGGCTCAGTTGTCTCTGGCGACATCATGTCGATCGGCGAGAACACCATCGCTGAGGCCATCAAGCTCAGTTTCCCGGGGCATGGCAACGGCATCTACGATTTGAGAATTGGGAACGGGTCTCGGATCGGTTACATTGAAACCATCGCTGATGCGCAGTCACAAGGCGTGACTGTCACCACACTCGGGCAAGATGTCCGTATCGGCTTCCACAAGGCTGTCAACTGCGACAGGCCGTTTCATCTGGAAAACGGACCCGGGGCTGACCTGACGAGCGGCTTCTACTGTGGCGGCGCTGACTATACGTCGTATATGCGTGGTATTCGAATCGATGCCTCGACGGGTGGTCATTTCGGGCCGCTGCACATGCGTGGCCGTAGTCCGAACGCGGTCAATGAGAGCCCCGGCTACAACAGCATTCTCCTATCAAGCGCCAAGAGATGGGCCTTCGCAGGCGGGGTTCTAGAAGATGCTGGCGAACACTGCATTCGTGTTGGTGGAAATACCGGCCCAGGCTTGGTGAACACGACCGACATCACGTTTGGTCCCTTGATCGTGAAGCGTTGCTCAGCTTCAGCGGTGAAGCTCAATCCGAACTACACCGCAAAAGCGAAGCGCATCCATTTCGAGAGCATCATCGGCGTCGATGTAGGATTTACGACGGGGTCGACAGCGAAAAGATCTGATGGCCTGCGTCTTTCTCACTGCGAGGATATCACCTTTGGCACGGTCGATTTCGTCGCCGATCAACTGGCGACCTCTTCTGAGGTGGCCATCCGGTTGAACAATGCTCGAAACATCGTCATCGACCATCTCGGCGCAAATCACGTGGAAAGCGGACTGTTTGCGATCGACGAGACTGCCGACGTTGATAGCGGACAAGGCGCGACACAGGGTGGAGACGTCGTCGGTGTTCACATCAAGTCGTTCGCGGGCGCCAAAGGTGCCGGCACCTATCCGTTCAGCGTTGCTCTGCCTAACCACAACATAGGTGATATCCGTCTGGATCTGGACATCAAGGGACTGACCACAGGCCTCATCGCTTTCGACACGACAACGAACCTGACTGATATTTTCGAGTTTTCTGGTCGTGTAGTCACGTCGTCGACTGCTGCCATCAGCAACCCGCCGCCGAACGACAATTTTCGCTATAGAAACTTCAGCATCAACGGCTCGATCTACTCGGGCTCTGTTCGTCAGATAGCGGCCAACTCTGCAACGCTGACAATCGGCTCGCAGCCATTCACGCTCGATGCATCGACGCAGTTGGGCGCGATATTTGCCCAGACGCAGACCGGCACGGCGGCCCTCGGGGCTTACAGTACCGGATATCTGGTTTCTCGAGCTGGGCCATCTGGGCGGCGGGGTGCCGGCTTTGTCGGAAAGCAGACGGGACCCAATGCCCAGGATATGGGCATGGTATTCGTCGTGAACGGGACAACGGTCGGCGGCGACGATGTCCTCGTAGAGGGGCCGACTGTCGATCATCTCGGGAACATCGTGCCGGATACAGCCGATACAAGGTCGCTTGGAGCGGCGGCGCTTAAGTGGCTTGGTTATTTTCGAACCGTTTTCTTTGGGCCGTCCACGGCAGTGTTGACGTCGAATGCAGGCTCGCCGGAATCGGTTGTGGCCGCTCCAGTTGGCTCGATCTGCACCGATACCGCCAACGGCGTGGCGTACATGAAGAAAACGGGAACGGGGAACACCGGCTGGAAGCTGGTGACGCAGGCGGCGTAAGCATGCCTAGGGCGCGGCACACGGCCGCGCTCTAGGATCGAACGATGCGCTAAACGCCTTCAAGTTGCTTGTTTAGCGATTGAAAAAGGGGCTCAAAAGGCCGAAAAGCTTCCGCCGGGAGACTTAGTGCCACTCTTCCCAGTTCCATTTTTTTGGAGTCTTTGACGATGGGGACTCTTCCCCCGCCAGGCGCTCTTCGCCAAGATACAAGGTCTGGCACGATATTTAAGTCTTGGAACATAAGCTCAATAGAAAGCCGCGAGTCCGCGCCAAGGTCCTCTCCTGCGATATCATCCCTAAATGTCGGGATGGGTAACAGCATAGCCCAGGCTTTTTGGGATCTATGCTTTTTGGTGAGACCCTTTCTTGGATCGGCCTCGATCAAAATGCCGTCCTTCTTCCAAGTTCCCGTCCAATCTGCATACGCCTTGTCAAAATCAAAAATGGCAAAGAGCTTCTTGGATGAGTTTTTTCTGTATGTCGACTCGGCGTTAAGCGCGGTTCGTATCTGGCTGGTGCCAAAGGCGCTTCTGAACTCAAAAGGGCAGTTCTGCCGAGGGAATAATTTGGACCAAGCGGCTTCCAAAATTAGCTGGTCGCTTTCGCCTTCTACCAACACTACCGCGGGCTTCGTTGTGGCAGACATCACGAAAGGAACGTTGAGTGCCTTCGCTACTCGCGCATATCCTGTCGTGGGATAGGCTGGCTCTTCTTCGATCGCTACTCTACCGTCGCGATGCCTTTTAAGGACAACAACTTTCGCGTTCGGGGCATCGTGAACAATAAACGGAGAGTGGGTTGCGAAAATGAGTTGAGCGGATCCGGCATCCGTCAGTCCTAAAAGTTTTTGATAGAAGCCGATCGTTTTTGATTGCCAGTCCGGGTGCAAGCCAAGTTCAGGCTCGTCTACCAAGATTAGTGAGCCTGGGATGCGGGTGGCATTACTTAGAATGAAGCCGGCTCGATAAAGTACCTGCTTCTCACCAGTACTTAGTTGGTTGATTGTTATTTCCGTGCCGTGATCGCTAACTGTTAGGCTCGCGCCATGGATGTTCGCCAGCCTTTTGCTGGGGAACATGAAACTTATAGCATCATCGAATCGCTTGATACGTCGTCGTTTCATCTCATCAGGCACGATTTCACCCGGATGCTGATACACCCATTCAGCTATGTCCTGATTGTCTGCGGCTGTCAGGTCTAACATTGTTTGGACAACTTGCTGCGCAAGTTCAGGACCGACCCGAACAGCATCGTACTCTGGGATTAGTCGCGTGCCTCCGAAGCTGCCGACTGTTACATCCGCATAGCCAAGGAACGCCTCGCTGTAAAATACGCGGAAGGGGGAGGCTGGGAGAGTGCCGCCAGGGTCGTATCCGCGCCATTGCAACCCTTCAGAAGTATCAAACTCCACCAACGGGCCCGCACTACCTCTGTGATCTTCGTCCATGAGGGCTGCGACAGGCTCCCGCGGCCGGATACCCCAACTTTCATAGTAATCACTGAACAACTTGAAAGAGTCGGCTCCTAGTTCAATCTCGAGTCTTTTGATGTGCGCGCGAGATCCTGAGATTAAAGTAAAAATAGACTGAAGAAGCGCTGTTTTTCCTGTTCCATTTTCCCCGGCGATGACAATTGTGTCATGTGCCCTGTCGCTAACTTTATCGACGAGATCCAATTCGAGATCGCCGAGAATGGGATGGGCTTTGAATGCAATTCTTCTGATTTTCATTGGGCGACCGCAAATCGTTCTAAGTTGGTGAACGATAGCCACAAATCGTTTTAGACCAGTTATCAAATCCGCGACGTCGCCTTCGCGCACACGCACGACTGCCGTCCTCCTTCTACGACATCGGCTGCGGCGTCCTCAGCCCTCCCGCTATAGGAACTCCAACATGACCATCACGACCACGTCACCACGTGGGCGCGCCTTTATGCGTGGCCACGAAGGGAATCCGCTGACCTGTTATCTGGATCCTGTCGGCATTCCCACGATCGGCACTGGCTTCACCATGCGGTCTGCTGCCGTTCGTCGCGCTCTCGCGCGCATCGGAATCACCAGGCTCGTTCCCGGAAAGACGAAGATCACGGCCGAGCAGTCCGACGCCATTTTCGCCTCTGTACTCGCCGACGAATTCGAGCCTGCCGTTGTTGCGTCTTCGCCTCGCAACCGCAAACAGCGTCAGATGGACGCCGCGGTAAGCGCAATCTACAACCTCGGCGCCGGCGCGATGGAATGGACCTGGGCCGATCTCTGGCGTGCAGGCGAAATCAAGGCCGCGGCCGCCTATCTAGGGAGCCACTACAACACGGCAGATGGAAAAAAACTACCGGGGCTAGTTCGCCGTCGCAAGGAGGAGGCTGAACTGTTCCTGAACGGGCGTTACGCCGCAGGCGGCGCGGTCAAAGAAGCGCAGCCGAAGCCGCCTCGCAAGCCTGACGCGGTCGTCAAAGAGGCGCAGGAAATCCTCACCAGCAAGGGCTTCAATCCCGGCGCTATTGACGGCTGGATGGGCGAGAAGACCCGCGAAGCTATCATCGCGTACCAGAAGGCGCACCCGCACCTTGAGGCCGACGGCATTCTCGGACCGGCTACCCTGTCGCAGCTAAGGCGCGACGCCAAGGCGCTGAAGGACGCGGCCACAAAGGGCGCAGGCTCCGCGCTCGGCTCGGGCGCGCTCGCATTCGCTGCTGGATTGCCGTGGGGCTGGATTGCGGCGGGTGCGCTGCTGCTGGCCGTGGGTTACGTCGCTTACCGCTATCGAGATGTTCTCAAGCGCCGCTGGAATAGCTGGCGCGGCAAGGAGGTGAGGGTGTGATTGGGCTGTTTTCCTTCCTCATCAAAATCGGCCTCGGCGGTGTGATTGATAAGGCCATTGCGCTCACGCAGCGCCGCACCGAGCTCGAGGTCGACAAAGAGAAGCTGCGCACCGAATTGACCGCGGAATACATGCGCCAGGTTGTTGAAGAGACCCGCATCATGGCGGACTTCAACAAGGCGAAATTCTCCTTCCCGTGGTTCTGGATGTTTGCGGCGCTGTTCGTCCTGCCGCTTGGCTTCTGGTGGTCGGCCGTCATTCTGGATAGCGTGTTCGGCTTTTCGTGGAGTGTGGCGGACCTGCCGACGCGCGAGATGAAAGACGCAGCGGGAAGCATGATCGAGTGGCTCTTCTACGTCGGAGGCGGCGTGGCTGGCGTGAAGGCGGTGCTTCGATGAGCGGCGCTGAGATCATGTATGCGGTCGGCTTCTTCGTCGGCCTTTTCGGCGCGATCTTCGGCGTATGGAAATACGTCGACGGCAAAATCGGAGCGGTTCGAGATGACCTCGCCCTTCACAAACTCCATATAGCCGAGCACTATGTTTCCAAGCAGGGGCTGCGCGAGACCACCGAGCAGATCATGGCGGCGATCGGCGGCGTGAAGGATGCGGTCGATAACATGACGCTACGGGTCGACCGCATCGTTGAGAACCAGCCGCAGAGGCGGACGACGAGGGCAGGGTAGGGGCAGGGCATGGTGACGCTAGAGCGATTAGAAAGAACTATCCGCTGTGGCCAACTGCGCCTGTTGCGGCCTCCCGGAGCCGTCCCCCTTATCCCTGCCGACCTCCAGTTTCAGAAGCCACCGTCTCCTGTCGATTCGTCGGTGGACACCTTTCTAATGCACCTTGCAAAATGGGGTGTCCGTCCTAGGCGGCGTTAAGAGCCTTCCAATCCTTTTTGTGTTTTCTACAAAACTGCTTAATGCACTCAAACGTGTGAGGCTTGTGGATCGCTCTAACAGTGCATTCCAGCAGTTTATCGTTCCTCTCGACAGAAGCGAGAATATCTTTGATGAACTCGGTTGCTATTTTGCCGGTGTGCCCTCCAAGCTGGCTATCGAGGTAGAGAGAGCAAGCAAATTCAATTTCATTCAGTAGCCCGCAAGTCGCCTCGTAGAGCCCTTGCTCGCTGTCATAGGCAGCGACTTCGTCAATGCGGAGCTTTATGTTTGAAAAGATTGTTGCGGCGGCGGTCGCGGAAGCATTCATTCGCGCTTGGCGTACCTGATAGGCAGCATACGGCAAGGCGACGATAGCGGCCACGCTGGCCGCCATGCTGAGCGCATCAGACCACGTCCACGGGGCTGTCGGTTCAGCCACGGTTATGCGGAGTCTTTGTCTTTGTTGCCGCCTGAGCTTGGCTTGGGATTGCCAGCCGAAGAGAGTTTGTCGTCAAGATAACTCGTAGAAAGCGACTTGATCCTCTCTTCGTTGATTTGAGGCAGATCTTTGTGCTTGATTGTTTTGTCTTCTGTCTTCGACATGATGGTCCCCTCGCTGATGGCCGAATGTAATTCGTTCATCGACCAATTTGCAAGATACTGACATCACCAGAGATACGCTCCCGAGTCGCCAGCGCCCACTGGGGCATCTGGTGGAAGATCGATAGCCGCGTTAAGGAAGTCGAGAAGGCCACGGAAGGGCGCGTGAAGGCGGCGGAGGAGCGTGCCAGCAGGGTGGCGGAGGACTTGGCCCGCTTTAAACACTGCGTGCCGCCGGGGCCTATGCAACGAAGGCCGGCATGGAGGCCCAGACAGCACAGATCATGCGTGCCATTGAGAGCGTGTAGCCGCATTGACGGGGTTCACGAGCGACTGGACAGGGTTTTCGAGCGACGCTCAACGCGAACCAGAACATAACAAAAAAGTGCTGCGCTAACCTTGGCCCGCTACCCTAACCGGCAGCGGGCCTTTTTTATTTTCGGCTGCGTGCTCGGCCGCACGGCCCTCAGGCTTTCACGTATCCGATCTTCGCCAAACAGGCGAAGTAGACAGATCGTGTATCGGCACGAGGAGGGCGGGACTCGCGGCGAGCCGTTTCTTTGGCGTAGGCCTCTGCGAATCCGGACGCGAAGCCTCCGCCTCCTCCGCTAGGAGTTGAATGGCAAGACGTGAAACTTCCTACAGTTGTGCAGTTTGTGTCGACAGATGTAGGAAAGCCGAAGCTCATTGTCTTCGAAGCTGGTGTTTGAACGGAGTAACCAGCATCTGCATTCATTGCCTCTGCGTAGCAGATGGCGTGCGCCTGTTCTCTGGAATAGATCGGGTTCGCGTTCACTGCACGGAGTTCCGGCCCCCGGGATTGAGATATGCAGCCAGAAAGAGCTACCGCGAAGATCACTGCAAAGCCTGATTTGCGCATGTTCTAGCTCAAGGCCTTCGGGTGACGACTCTTTGCGCCGGAAAATGCATCGCTCTTGGAACAGCCTTCGTGACGGCGGAAATGTTCGAAGTGGGCGCGCATCCCATTCTGCCCGCTTCCGTGTGCCCTGACCTGGCCATGGCACTCGACGCATCGCTTGGTTCTTGATGCGTCCAGCCTTAAAGCGTCTTCAATCGATATCGTCGTCCAAACTCCGCGCACCTTCAGTTCGCATGTTTCTGAATTAATCGCCAACTTGCCCCCCTCGAAAACGGCTTATGCAGTTGCAAACATTGCCGAATTTACGATGATGTCAAGCCGCCTTTAGCCTAGTCAATCACTTGCGCGCTATCATTTTTCAGAATGTCGTCGACGATACGGTCGCCCAGGAGCATTACATTCACGGCGGACGTAGTAAACGTCTCCTCATCGCCGTCGCGATCTTGCAGCGCACCAAGCGCCAGCATGCCCTTGGTGCTTCGCTGTAAATAACGACGTTTGTCGGACTTGCTCAACGAAGCCCACGGGCGCCCATCGAATTCAGCATCGCTTTGAGCGAGACGTAGAATGTATTTCATCTCTTTGCCTCTCGAGTTTTTGATGGACTGCAGACCATCAATCGCCTGTCATTAAATGTCTCGCCTCGCACTTCACACGCTCAGTTCGCCCCCGACAAGGTCCCACGCCAAACACCAGTGGCACGAGACCGCGAGCAGCGGCTTACGTCTGCGCCGTCGCGCGGAAAAGGCGCCCCCGCATCCGAACGGGGCCAGCCCTGCGGCGCTGATCTTGCATAATCATGCAATTGCGCAGTGCGCGTTGGCCTGACGCTGGAAGCAATCCGCGAAGCCGGGCCGAACCGAGAGAAGGTGATGGCGTATCTGGGCAAGAAGTAGTTACCGCGAGCAATGCCGCTCGTTCCGGCCTTGGCTCCAGCCCATTGAAGCCGTCACAGTTTCGCGAGAACGTCGACCTGCGGAACCGGCGTCGGCCCTTCGGTGCGATGCATCTGACAGTAGCTTCACCTCCACGTGCAGGCCGCTGTAGGCGGCCTTGCGGATGGCGCGGTTGAATACCCGCATCGCCTCGCGCAAATTGTCGGCGGCTTCACGCTGTTCTTCTGTCACTGTTACTGTCATTGCTGGGTTATTCCGCGCACCGCCCGCGCCGTCAACGGCGCCTGAGCGATCGGGCCGGTTTTCCATTCGGGCCGATGCTCAGAGCAAAACCAGTTCGGCTCGCCGCGGCCGACTGCGAAGCCAAAGCTGCCCCATTTCTTGCAGCCAGGATGCTCGCAATAATGCACGTAGGGGCCGGCTTCATAGTGCGGCTTTGCGCCCAGTTCGTCGCTCATGTCGGTCGCCTCCTCCGGTGGCTCCCATTTTTGGAGAGTTCGATCACCGATTGATTGTTCTTCTTTTGTTCTTACATTATCTCATCCTCATGGTCGAGACAATTGGCGAAGCATTCAGCCTCGGTTGGCAACTCAAAGCACGATGTGCCTTCGGCAATCGTGAGGGCATGAAGTCGGTTCGCCAATGCACCTGGACTTATGATCTCGACATGCTGACGCTGGTTGCGACGCGCGGACGGGACTTTCCATTGTCTATGGTCGCCAGCCGGCTTCGCTGTCCGCGGTGTGGTTCGAGGACTGTGTCGGTTGTATTTATGCCGCCTGGAGAGGGAGACAAGAGGAGAGGGGCGGCTTAGTGACTATCTGCAGGTCTGCTCCGATAAAGACGGGAAAGAAAGTCCGTTTGGGCGTCATCAATGGCATTCTCTGCAATACAGCCACGAGCGTACGAGTAGCTCATTGCAGCAGCGTCGAACTCTTTCCCTGAAAATGCGCTGTAGTCCGTCACAGACCATTGAAGCAGCGCCCCTCGCCACAGAAAGCCGCGCCATTTTTTGCAGCCAAAACGAACACAGGCGAACTGAAACGAATCGGACACTGGAGCGCAGGTGAAACCGAGGGACTGAAGTCTTTCGGCCATCGCCGCTTTGCTTCCGTCTACCTCGGCTGCTAGCTTATCGACGAAGGATTGGAATTCATCCAGACCGAGCGGAAGTTGCGGAGGAGGGGTGCTCCGATTCTTGCTTTCCGCCGCGGCGGTCCAGTGGACGGAGCAGGCTAAGAAAATCAACGCGATACTGCACAAAGTTCCACGTCTTGACGTCACGAAAGTATCCTCGAAGGAGAATCTGCCCAGCATCGTTCGTACCAAATCAGGCGGCCGCCTGAAATACTCTGCTCCAGCGGGTGGTGACGACACCTTGAGGCGGAAAGGCGCCGTCTTCGTCGAGCCGGTACTGGTCGCGGAGGTCGAATACCGCGCCTGGACCGACGACGGGAAGCTCCGACATGCGTCATTCAAGGGGATCAGGGAGCGGGAGGACGAGGCGGCAGTGTTCGAGCTGATGTAGAAAACGCAAAGGCACGAGCAGCGAGGGGCGGCATTGATGGAACGAACCGGGGCGAGCTCGGTTCGAGGATTGTCACTTCTTACGAGTTTACTGTGATGCGGCAGCCTGTCTAATCTACGCGCGAATTCGCGAACGAGAGCAACCCTATGGCGCAGAGCATCAAACAAAAGCTGATGAAGGAGAGTGACATTCCCGCCTTCGTCGACGAAATCATGGAGACCGGCTGCGGTATCTGTGCGGTCGGTCACGACAAATACGTGCTCGGGGACGCAGACCTTTCCCCGGCTGAGTATGCGAAGGTAGAGCGCAAACTGGAACAGATTGAGGAAACCTACGGCGACCGTGATTTCCTCAAATCGGAGATCGTGGCCTACCTACGGTCGATTGGGCGGTACATAGACGTCGGCGCCGACGGAGCTGGATAGGGCAGGGGCAGCGCAAGGGCGCCATCTTCACTGGGTCGGTGCTCGTCGCCGAAGTCGAATATCGAACCTGGGCGGATGACGGGAATCTGCGGCACGCGTCGTTCAAGGATATCCGGGAGAGGGAGGATGATGCGGGGGTTTTTGATATCTCCAAAACAGTTGAAGGCCCGACACCACTCGACTAATGGTCGATGATGCATCAGGTCGTTCGCATTGACTTCAACATAATACTGGAGACCCTTCAGCGCGGCATCCGTCGCGCCGATATCTTCATGGGCATAGGGATGAACGCGGCAGAGCAGCAGCCGCCAATCTCGCACGTCCTTGCACCAGACGGACGCTTTCACATCGAACTTGTTAAGCAAAACCTATCTGAGGATGAGAGGGCGCACGTTGCCGTCGAGTTCGGCAAGTGGGTAACAAGCAACGGCCTTCGCGAGTTGATCGAAACATTCTCAATCTTCCTCCATCAAATCTACACTGCGCTTCACGTAATGCACGTCGTCGTCGGCAAAGAAATCGCTGTCAGCCCCCGTCGATTCGAAAGAATGGGGGTCGGCGACCAGATTGCGGAATTGCAGAAGATTATTCCGATCTTGGAAGAGCGCGTTTCAATCACGCGCTCGCTTAATCAGGCACGAAACTGCTACGCGCATAGAAATGGACGAGTCGGCTTAGCCGATGTCGATGCTGAAGCTGGCGAGTTTTCTCTTACCTGGCTGGCTCTCTCGACCAGCGTTCGAGAACCCGACGGCAATGTTATTCCTGAGAGTGAAATGTTCGGCCGCTTGCTCCCGGCAGGCGGAACCGTGCTTATTGAGGTTGTCATAAAGACTAGAGCATTTCGCGTGGGCGACGAGCTAACACTGACTAAGACGGAACTGAAAGAAATTTGTCTTTGCGTCAACACAATAGGCGCGGGGATACTCGACGAGGCGCAGAAGTTTGGTCTCGAAGCCGGCTTAATACTACGGCCTGGGGAAGTCACAGCATCCCACCCGGCAGCAATTGAGTAGTGGCTTTACCGCTCCACGATCCGGACCACTTGCCCCGCTTGCGGTCGATTAGGCATCGCTAGCCTTCCTGACACGGCGTCTGCGATTCCAAACGTTCCAATCCTCCTTCCCGTCGGGCGCAGCCACATTAAAGCCGGCCGTGATACCGAAATACCCTTCGTAGAATCGCCTCACCAGCGGTACCGGCCGTCCGTCGTGCAGCGGATCAATCCTGGGGAAGCCCTTTCGCTCCAGTTGCGGGATGACAGTCTTCACCCACATCGAGGCGCGATCCTTACCGACAATTGCGACAGCCAGTTGCTGGTCGGTGGCGAAATAATGGAAGCTGGGAGAGAGGATCGATAGTCATCAAGCCGCCTTCCACACTTCGTTCAGAATTCTCGCCGCCAACGCCGCCTTGTCCTCCGGCAGGAACCGCCCGTAGTGGCTCCGGATCATTTCGGGCGTATCCTGAATCGCGTAGCTGGCCTGCTCGTAGGAGCCGGTCTTCTTCAAAATGTGGGTCGCCAGGACGTCCCGCACGTTATGGGGACCATGGGGCAGGAGCCCCTTGATCGCCCCTCGGCCGGTATATGGGTTGTAGATGCCGTAGCGCTGAATGGTGAGCCGCCAGACGTCGTAAAAGGACGAGATGTCGTATGCCGCGTCTTTGGTGTTCGACTTCGTCGTCTTGACGAAGAATGTGCCCGGATCTTTAACCTCGCCAAGGAGCGCAGCTCTGTGTCGGCTCACGTAGGCGTCGATGTGATGGTAGAGGTCCAAGAGGTCTGGCAACACCAGGCGGAAAGGCTTCTGACCGAAAAACGATGAGCTTGCGTTTTTGAACGCGTTGGCAGGGATCAACACTTCCCAGCCGTTGTCTCGATCGCTCCAACGCAGCTCACCGCATTTCAAATCCTCTAAGCGGCGTTCTGTGGTTGGAAGCCGGCCTCTGGGGCACACGAGCAGTTGCCGCAAATTTTTCTGCCTGAGCCCGAGGTGCAGGCCCAATCGAAGCAGCAGGAATGATCGTACAGATTCGGCAGCGGCTCGCGGATGCCTTTTCTCATCAGGCATCCGAGCGATGATCTCGTCGGTGATTTTTCGGTATTCTGAAAGCGGGCTGTCGGTCTCGAGCACACACATGATCGGCTCGAAAGGATCGCGATGGATGCGATGGACGCGTTGAATTTCCTTCAATCGATTCGCGAGGTGACGGTATAGGTTGTCGCAGTATCCATGCCAATCATTCGACGCGGCTGCGATCTCGGATCCGGAGATAAGTCCTGGAATTGGTCGGACGCGCGTGAGCATCTGCGGATGCTGCCGAAGCCAACCTGTCTCCTTGCGCGTCAGGGCTAGCGCGATGGACAGCATGTTCACTTCCCAGGTCGTGTAAAACCCACGGCGGCGCTCGCGCCAGCGCAGGTACCAATCCCACACGCCGGGAAAAGCCAGTAGCCCGAACGTCAGGTGTTCAAACGGGAGGCCGTAGCCCCGCACACCCTCATCCGGCGATGCAGACAAAGCGCCGAACATCAATCCGAGATGCTCGATCTTCTGTGCGGCTGTTTCCTCGCCCCAAACGCCGTTTCGCTGGAAGCCCAAATCGGTGAGCGTGGTGGTCTTGAACCGGACAAGACCTTCCATCTCAGCCGCCAGGCTCGCGGGTGCATCGAGGCTGCCCGACAGAAGGTCAGGGTCGACGGTGTTCGGATCCTCGTCTTCGATATCCCAAACTGGCGAAACGGAACGGCCGGTTAGAGCAGGGAACCGAATGGCATAGCGCTGCTTTATCGCCGCCGCTTGGAATCGGCGGTATTCTGTCGTTCCGCTGATGATGACCCGCCGCACCCATTCGATGATCTCCTCTCGTTTTGTGAAAGGAAGAGAATTGAAATCGTCGGGTAGATGCCACGCAAGGCGCCGCCGTTCGGCATCCCCAATATCTTCGCCAACATTGTGCCCCTTGGCTGCGCGAGCCGTGGGAGGCAGTTTGCTCTTGAAGTAGCCGATTGGCAGTCGGTACCTTCGCTCTATCCGCCCAAGCATCTCCAGGCTTTGCACGCTCCGTGGTGGCTTCTCTCCATTGGACCAGACAACGATCGTCTTGCGATTGAATGCTTCGCCTGGCCGAGTGATTGCTCGATGAAGGTGCCAGCACGTGTCGCCGTGTCGACGCATGTGCAGTTGGAGTGCTTCCACGAACGTCGGCGGATCTTCCCATTCGTCAAAGAGGGGTTCCGGGAACTCGACGATCGGCTTAGGGGGAACGCCCCTAGGCCGGCGTTTTTGGGAGGATGTGTTGGATGTCTTGCTTATCGGCATATTGAAGGTTTCGACGCTGTTGATGTTCAGGGGACGCCGGAACATACACAATCGAAGAAGCACTGCAAGAGACTGGTTTTGGCTAAGATATTGAAAACAAAAGGGTTTTACAAATTTGTCAAAGGATCGAGTCGGGCTTTGATGCTTTCTTAGGTTTTGGCTTCAGTTGCCTGCGGGCTTCGCGAGCGCGCTCCTCGATCAACTTCAATTCGATTTCCGTCGCCCAGTCGCTGTCGAGTGCCCACGTCACGGCAACGTTCGTGTAGATCGCTTCTGTCACCTCGCTGCACACCAAAGCCCAACCACTGTCACGCTCTTTTGAGGGAAGGAACTGGCGGCGCACGACGCGAAAGTGCCGTGCGTCCCGAAAGAAGCTCAATACGTCACCCTCACTGGGGATGCTGCCGCCAAAATAGTCCGTGTCAGCCTCAAGCAATAGCTGGAATTCGCTGTCTGGCTGGACGATGTAAACGCGTACTGTGACCGAACTCATTGCTGGCGATCGCGAAGCTTGACCACGCCTTCGCCGCGCTCGTCATCGATGAAGATGACGCCGGCTGATTCGAGTGCTGATCGGATAGCAATCAGCGTCACTTCTCGAGGTGCTCGGGCCCCTCGTTCGAAGTCGACAATGGTGCGTAGGGCCACCCTCGAAACCTCGGCAAGTTGCTCCCTGGGCCACTCGATCAACGCCCTCGCGGCGCGGCATTGTGCCGGAGTAATCATAAAAAACACCTAGTTGCACTTTTTGTGTTGACATGCTTTGCGCGATGTTGCATTTAATATGCATACTTCAGACCGAAGTACAACACGAGGAGACCAACATGACTGCGACGATTGCAAGATTAAGACCCATTCCGACGATCGCCTTTGAGCCTGAAGAAGGCAAAAGATTAAGACGCCAGTCCGCGGAGGCTGGCAGAAATAAGGTGCAGGGCGCTGAGGACAGCAGCCCGCACCGCCCTTGGTCGCAGGATGCCTACGATCTCCAGATGCAGGCAAAGGTCGCCGTTACCTTGGTCGGAGAGCTATTTAGCAACCTGCACACCCTTGAAGAAATCTTGGAGTTCAAGCTGCTGGAACAGTCCGGCATCGAGGAACTGGCGTTTCAGATTCATCAGATCCAAAAGGCCACGGAGCGGCTGCAGCCCGCCTAAGTTTCAGGCATGCCGACCTGCGGCAGCCGAGACCAATCTCGGCGCCGCCGAAGCGTGAGGGCGGCGACCGAGGGATTCAGCGATGGACACGCGCGCTGCAAGGTATTTCAAGTGGCTTCTGTTCTGGCAGCAGCAAGGGCGCTGCTGCTACTGCGGAGAGCACGTTGTGTTGACGTACCGACCATACGACGCTGCCCGGCCGTACGCAGCCACACTGGAACACCTGCAGCGCCGCGCTGATGGCGGTACGGGCCATCCGTCCAACCTGGCTATGGCGTGTAAGCACTGCAACAATACGCGCGGCGAGCGTGACTGGCTGAGTTATGCGTCCTGGCGGCGCAAGGAATTCTAAAGAACATCGAGCGCAGATTGCCACCACCGGCCGAACGGCTGCCGGCTCACCACCGGAGCAACGCGCTCACGGCGACGGCCTACGCTGGCGCCAGCCCCTTGCTCTTCGCGGGCGAGGGGCTTTTCTGTGACGCGTACAATCATTCATCGGCGGTTCAGCCTCGGCGGCGCAATCTCGTTGGCACCGAGGAGGATACCTTTCATGAGCAAGCTCAAATCCGCTCTCACAGGCGTAGTTCTTGCTACGTCTTTCGCCTTCCCGGTGACCGCTACGCCAATCTACGCCCCTCAGCCGGAGCAAGTGCAGGCGGATTCTGTAGAGCAGGTCAACCATCGGCGCAATTGGCGAGACAGCCACTGGAACAGGCGCCATGCTTGGCGTTCGTGCCGTTACTACGGCAGATGTTACCCGCGCCATGACTACGGCCGGGACTACGGCTACAGCGGGGATTACCGATACCGCCGCCGACTGGGCGTCGATATCTACTTGAATTTTTAGCGGCGGCCGAAGCGGCACTGGCAGGGGATGCAGGCGCCGGGGACCGCTGGTAGCCGGAAGGCAAGGAATTCAGATGCGGCAGCCCGATGAGGACAGACCTGACCCCAACGCCCCGATGCGTCTTAAGGACATCATCCCGATCGCTTTCCCTTATGGCGGCATTTCGCCGGCCGGGCTTCGCCGTGAGGCTAAGCGGGGCAGGCTGAAGCTCATGCGGATTGCTGGCAAGGACTTCACCACACTGGCGGCGATTGAGGAAATGCAGCGACTCTGCGTGGTCGAGCCGGGATCGAAGGAGCCGACGCTGCACCCAGATGACGAAGCAAAGGCTTCCTTGGCGGCAGCTCGGGCGATCGTCAAAGAGCTCAGAGAGACCGGAAAGATATCGACTTCTCTAAGTCGGAGAAGGCGCTAATTCTCTCCCCAATAACACCATTTGGCCGGCGCGGTCACCACCTGCGCCGACACCAGCAGCGCGCCGGCTGTTGCACTAACTAAGTGGCTGCCGCTTCTGGCGGATGCCAGTCGGCACGTATTGGCGGGGTGGAAATTCTCGAAACTCAACCCCTTTTTCCGTGAAGTTTATACCGGCGCTGGCCAGTTCATTCATGATAACGAACAGCGATGCTTCGTGCGGCTCGCGCTTATCGCCTTCTAGGTCAGCGATCGTCGAGCGACTGACGTTAGCGCCTTCGGCTAGATAGCCCTGCGACCATCCGAGAAGGGCGCGGGCTGCGCGGACCTGTGCCGCAAGAAGTGAACCTTCAGACATATAAACCTATTTCCGACATTTTGCTTGACTTTATTGTAAATCAGACATAATGACGGATACAAGACATTTAGTTTGATGTCTAGCCGCATGGTTATTATCCGCACCATCAACCCAGCGCGGCCGTTTGCAAGCGGTGCGCATCATCGAGGAGAGCACATGTCTGCAAAGGCTAGCAATTTCGCACCCCAGAGTGAGGCATCCAAAAAGGCGAGCAATGAGCGCTTCAAGCGGTTCGCCCTTGGCCCTTTGACCGAGCTTCATAAAGATCGACTCGAAAAGCCCGCGGGGAAGCCGGTCGACGACGTGCGCATTGACGGTATTCTCGAAATGATTGCAGAGGGCGACATAATGGGCTTCAAACGCACCAGCACGTTCGGCCGTTGGGGCACATTTGCCCACGGTGAAGCGTCGTATGATGTTTTTGTGGATGACTCGTTCAAGGTCGATCACGACACGATTCGAACCATGGTGGCCGGTCATCTCAACACGGATCCCCATTACATTCGAATCGTCGCCGAAGACATGTGCGACCGTGACTATCCTGCCCATGTTGCGGCAGTCGCCACCTAATGCTCTCCCTGAGACTAACGCCAAGCCCCTTGCTCTCCGGAAGCGAGGGGCACCCCAATCGTTTGGAGTTCTGCATAACAGCGTTTGACTCTCGACCCTTGTTTACACTGTACTTCGCGCATCTTGAACAATCGGAGGGCTCTTGAGGCATGCCAATCGCTGCCAACGATAATTCGCCTTTGTACCTATCGGAGGCATCAATCGCTGCGCGCGTCTTGGGTGCAAAATCCAAGGCACAGTGGGTGGCTCTCGCTGCTGTTTGGGAGAAGGAAGGGCTGCCGCGGATCGATCCGATGACGGGCTGCCGATATTGGCCGGCAGTTCGCGAGTTTCTTGATCGCCGCCACGGTCTTGGGCGGCGCGTTCTACCGGCTACTGTGGATGGAGTGGAGAACTGGAGTTGACTGACGCCCCAGGCCTAAAGCGCAAGACAAACAAGGACGGAACCGTCCGAGAATATTGGATGGCTCGCGCCGACTTGGTGAAGCGCGGCTATCGTCCGTCGAGTATCCGTCTCCACTACCCAGATACGCCTGATGGTCGCCTCCAGCTTGCTTCGAGGTGCCAGATACTGCAGGCGGAGATGCTCGCTTGGGCATCCCGCGGCGGCGCTTCGGTGCCCGGATACGATGGCACGATGAAGAGTCTGTCGAGCCTATTTCAGGTGAACGACGATTCACCCTTCCACTCAATGAAGTGGAACAGCCGCGACAACTTCGTGAAGTCGCTCAAAATTATCGAGCACACGGTAGGCTCCCGGCAAATAGGAAACCTGCTAGGTCCGGATTTTAAGCGGTGGCATCAAACGTGGGGGTTGCCGAAGGCAGAAGGTAAGCCAGGCAGGCCATGGCGAGCGAAGCACACAATGGACGCGGTGCGGCAACTGATCGGTTATGGTGTGACCTTGGGCTATGAGGACTGCTTCAGGGCCGACGCCATCTTGTCGAAAATCCGGTTCAAGACGCCGCCGGCGCGAAAGTCAGTACTGACCGACCAGCACGTCGCGGCCGTTCGCGCAAAGGCGCATGAACTCGGCTACCACGCGATTGCGCTTGCAACTGCGCTACAGTTTTCGCTGACCATGCGACAGAAGGACGTAATTGGTGAGTGGGAGCCTGTGAGTTCCGTTGAGGGCGGCATCCGCCACAAAGACACGATTTGGGTAAATGGCCTTGTTTGGACTGACATTGATGAGAATCTGATTCTCCGGAAAAAGCACGTCAAAACAGGGTTTGAGGTCGAGCACGATCTTAAACTCCATCCGGTTGTGCTGGCGGAACTCGCCCTAGTACCGCCAGAGAAGCGCGTGGGTCCGATGATCATCGCCGAGACCACCGGAGAGCCTTACAAGCACCGCACCTTTACACAGCGGTGGCGCTTCGTAGCCAACAAGGCAGGTGTTCCGAAGAACGTCTGGAATATGGACGCCCGCGCGGGCGGCATTACGGAGGCATACGATCTTGGCGCGACCGAGACCGATGTCATGAAATCTGCTGGTCACAAGAACCGTCAGACCAGTGCACGATACAACCGAGGCACTCTCGAGCAGACCAGCCGCGTAGCCAAAATTCGGCAGGCGAAACGGACAGGGAACGACGAGTAGGGGACGTCAGAGGGACGTTTGGGGGACGTTTCTTCTAAATAGCTGAAAGAAAAGGGAGAAATGGATGGGAGGAAAAGGATGCGGAACTGCTCCTTCGTCTCATGCGCCATCGCTGCATGGCAATAATCGATCACGGCGCTCCAGGAGGAGAGAACCTGCTTATTACGCAATTCGCTCTTGAGCATGCGATGACTGGCG